ATAATTTTAGTTTCTAATTGCATAAGATGCACCCTTTGCACATTCTTTTAATACTTCATTTGCTTTTTTTAATACTCTTTTAATTTTTGTCATTTTGTTTGGTTTTAAATTGTTTAAAGTTGTTTGATATATTTGATTTTCTAAATAATTTATTTTTTGCTCTAAATTCATTTTATTTATTTTTTGCTCTAAATTCATTTTATTTATTTTTTGCTCTAAATTCATTTTATTTGGTTTTAATGTGGCTTAGTTGCCTTACGGGTACAAATCTACAAAACATTTTTCAATAATCAACTATAAATTAAAAAAACTTTTTATATAATTTATAAACATAAGGTACGTGCGTACAACAATATTTTTAATCTACCAAACATTTAAAGAACTTTTTTTGTTTAAAATAAGATCTTTTAAATTGTATGTTTGTGCTATGAAAATGACGTATACAAAAAATATATTTAATATTACTATTTTTACACAATTTATAATCATTCTATATAAGTTATTTAGAATAGTTACAAAAACCAAAATTACCCCATCATATTAAACGCACCCCTTCATATTAAACATAAGGCATCATATTAAACATAAGACAAATGCAAACTTTATTCATTCAGACCAATACAGAACTTAAACCCTTCATATTAAACGCAGAAACCTCGCCAAAATTAATTGACAAGGTTGTAAATGATTTACTTGATTTATATCCGAATTGTGATTGGTGGATTGAAGAGGGTTGGAAGTAGTTACCCCTTCATATTAAACATACCCCTTTATATTAAACGTCTTATCTAATTGTATAGACGCCAGAGTTTATGCCCTGTATTAAGTACATCATTGCATAACGCATTGCATCCATATAGTGATTAAACTTATCTACAGGCACTTCTCCTTTATCTTTCCAAACGTAGTTGTTAATCTCTCTTATAATACCGTGAGAGTTTCTATCTACTATTATCTCATAATCTTGCATTAAAGCTATACCAGACAATATACTACCTTTCTTCTTTATAGTAGGTTTTATGTTAAGACCCAATACTTTTAATTCATTTATTAGTCTGGGTTCTGAGTTATCACATATAATTAAGTCTAAACCACATTCTGACTTATTCTTCATATATATTTGTGATGTATTTAAGCCTTTCTGCCCAAATATCTCTTTAACCCATACCTTTCTAGCATTTTTATCTACAGATATCTTAATTAGGGTCGTTAAATCCTCAGAGAAACCAAAATCCTGTCCATAACAAGTTAGTTCTGTGGGGATGTAATCTCCTACTCTCCATTTTCTTATTATAGTACCTTCAGCTTTATTTAACCAACCTCCAAGTATTTGATGCTCATACTTATCTGGTCTTTTCTTTTTCATTGTCATAATTTGTTGTAAGAATGACTCTGATAGGTTATCTTTATTGTCTCTGTAGTCTGTATGTATATAAGTTACATCATTTAAGCTCATATTAGAGCCTCCTAAGACATTTTCTGATTGAAACCAACGTTTATATATCCAATGCTCTTTAGTTGTCGGATTCATTACTAAAATAACTCTGTTCTGTTTGAGTTGTGAACGTATAGAGAAGTCTATCTTATCAAATGTTTCCTCGTCAACTAATTCTTCTGCTTCATCTACTACAAATGTTGTAATACCGTTTAATGATTTAAGTGCTGCTGTTTGGTTACCTGATGAGGTTCTAATACCTTTAAATATTATAGAGCTACCTGTCTTTAGATTCATTATCTCATCTTTAGTTATCCTAAAGTCTTCGTGAACTCCCATTAGGTTAATCTTCTCTATAAATTCAGGTATAATAGATGTATGTGCAGAAATCATTGTATAACGTGAGAACAAAACCTTATGACCTTTCTCATAGGTTAAGTTAAGTAGAAATACGTTAATACTAAATGATTTACCAGAACCACGACCTCCAGTTACAACGAAGTATCTTGAAGGTTCTTTAAATAGTGGTATGTATTTATTGTGTATGCTTAATTTACTCATCTTTAGGTGTTACGTCTATAATCTTATCTTTAACTTTCTTACTTACATCACTATCTCCAAAGAAGTTTATAATAGGAGCTTTAACAGTTGTTCCTACATTATCTTTATCTTCTGAATACATCATATCAGTAAGTAGCTTCATATGGTTATAGCTACCTTTTTTAGCTTTCTTAGCCATAGATTCAAACATAGCAACTTCACTACCAAATACATTCTTGATAGCTTTCTTTGCATATTGTTTCTTTCTGCTTTTCTTTGCTTGATTAAGCATTGGCTTATTAGACCTTTCTCTTTCTGGTATAGGCAACTTAGGTATAGATTTCTTCCTAGAGTTGCCCTTTCTGCCATCAGTAGGCTTTATTTCTTTTGAATTACTCATTTGGATATAAATAACTTTTTTTTATTTTATTTAACTCAATCTCTTTAATTCCCCACAAATTTTCTTCACACAACATCTCAAGAGCTTCAGTTTTCTCACTAAAAACACCAATCAACTCAAATGAGGAATGTCTGTGTCCACCACCACCATTGTCTATCAAATATAGTTTTTCTCCAATACTATAATCTGCAAATTGAACTTTTGATTTTAAGTTTCCTCTTGCACCACAATAATGGCACATAGAGTAATTATCCTTAACCATAATACATTCATTATTGTAGTTGCAAATATCTGTGCATCTAGTAGAATTATTTATTTCTTTACTATTCATAATAAGATAACTATTTTTATTTATTCTGTGTTAGTGATAATCTCCATTAGTAACTCATTAAACTTCTCATCTTTAATAGCTTGGTAGTTATTCATAGCTTTAAATATACCTGCGCAGGCTAGATACTGTTCTTCTTCTTCAGCTATTTCTAAATCCCATTGACATTCTTCTAATGTTAAAAGCTCTTGTTGTAAGTTATATTTGTATATATCGTAGAAAGCATCTATAACTTCTTTATCACTTTCTCCCTTGTATTCTGATGTTATCATTGCAGTCTGTTTTTAATGTTAATAATGCTTTACATTCGTTGTATTTCTCTTTAGATTCATCTCCATACACTTCTTTAAACAATGTATAGACTCTTCTAGTAGCTGAGAATGGTGTTTTAACGTCTTCTAAGAGCTTTCTAGCATAAACCTTTCCATATCCTTTACAGTACTTAATATTGTCTGCTGAATCGCCTACAATCATTTGTGTATAAAAGTTAATAGTAGCTTCTTCTTCTGATATCTTAGATAATGTTTTCTTTTTCCAATGATAATCATAAAACCAGCAAGGAAATTGCTTATAGTCTTTATCTATAGATACTATTATAACAGAATCTACACCACTCTTATCAGATACTCTTTTCCATAATGTAGCTACAACATCATCTGTTTCTACTCCTAAACCATAATGAGACTTATACTTTCTCTTAACTAAGCTATGTAATTTACCTAGTATCGGAGGTTTCTCTCCTGTTCTATTAGCTTTATACTCCTTAGATATATCGTGTCTAAAATTACCTTTAGAACCGTTACATACTATAAACTTATCTACTTCTACCTGCTCTTCTAATTCAGCAAATATCTTATCAAGTCCTTCTTGAAACTTCTCGTAAGCTTTATCTACAGTTAACCATCTTTCATCTGATTTAGAATCAAAGCAAGATGCGTAGATAAGACTGTCTGCGTCAAATAATACTACCAAAACTTACCTACTTTTTTAATTTTAGCATTAATTCTTTCAGTTTCTTCTCTAATAGCTTGTCTTTCTTGTATGGCCTCTCTTTTCTTCTGAGACTTATCCATCTCGTCTAAATCCCAAGATGAGCTATAGTTTTTCTTATCGTCTGGTTGCATTGTAATAGGGTTTAAGTTTTGTTCCCAAAATCTGTAATCTATTTTCATAATTATATAGTTTTATTATTTAGTTTAAAATCCATTTAAGTTCTCTGATTAATGTTTGCAATTTAAATATCGCACTATTTTTCTTAACAACATCTAAAGTATTGTCGTTCTTGAATTTCTCTATAGACTTAAAGTATCCGTCTATTCTTTCTTGTATTACTTTTTTACTTTTCATAATTATATAGTTTTATATTGAGTAGCAAACATACGAAATATATTTGACATACACAACTTTATTTAAATAAAAAGCCTAACATTTTACTGCTAGGCTTGATTTTACTGGTAATTCTTCATATACCTTTCTAGGTTTTTAACTATTTTAGCTATGCAAGATGAGCAACTTGTAGTTCTTTTCTCGTTAGTACTAAATACATAGTTGTATATCCCTATGACTCGAACTCTATCATCATAACTAATTGTAGAACCTTTATTAGCTAGAAAGTTAGATAGGTATTTGTAATCATCTTCTTTAAGACATCTAACATTTCTGTACTTAAATTCTTTATTAAACCTTTCCTTTCTCTCATCACATCCACAATCTTCTCCTGCTATAAACTTAACAACTTTATCTATACCAGTTGCTTTGGTTATCTTTGCAATAGTGTCTCCTAGTCCTTTAGATTGCTTCTCTACACTTTTCTTATGTGATTTATAACCTTCTTCTACCTTAGCAGATTTCCATTGCTTATACTCTCTATAATCTTTTGACCTTTTGTCTATGGTGTTGTAGTAACCTCTTTCTTCTAAATCTAAATAATATTTATCTTGTTTCATAATTTATATTTTATCGTAATCTCCGTTAAAGTAATCCATTAAGTCTTCTGACAGCTCTTCTTTAAGTATCTTTCTATAACTCTTAACTGAATTATGTATAGAGTTTAATCCAATACCTGCTCCATTAGCTATCTGTCTTAATGATTGACCTTGCATATAGTACAAATCAAATAATTGTCTATCGTAAATTTTCCAGTCCTTTACAATATCTTTTATACTATTACTTATAGTTTCTACAGAATTAAAGTGCGACTCATCAAAGTCATACTCTTCTAAAGTAACTTCTTCGTTACCTAAATACTCACAAGTATCTAATTTCTTGTAAACTTTAGTTCTCCTAGATACCTTAAACATATTAAACAATACAGTCCAAATAAAATATCTATTAACAGTATCATTGTATGATATCTGCTCTCTTGTTTTACCAAGCCTTTCCAATCTTAGATACATATCCTGTACCAAATCTTGCGCATCATCCATATTTCCAGTCATACTAAAGGCTATTCTAATCCAGTCATCGTGCTTTGTTGCTAATAATTCTAACATTTATATCTCTTTTATTATAATTTCTACTCTTGGTCTTTCTCTATCTATTTCTGTTGGTAATACCGTTTCTTTTTTTACAAAGTCATCGTTATCATCTTCCCAACATCCATATTCTGTAATAGAGTCAAGTAAGTATTTACTAACTACAGATATTACATTCATCTTATCTAAACGCCTCTTAGATGCTTTAAACACTTTATATGTAATCTCTACTGGTGTGTTTATCTTTAAGCCCTCTAAGTTATACCTCATTAACTTATGATACATCTTCTTAGCATCGTTATTAGTTCTATGATGTAAGTTTCTATATGTATTCATATTTAAAGAAATTCTTTTATCTTTAGTAGTCTTTCTAGGTAACATTACAAATAATGGAGATTCTATCTTATGTATCATATTTCCAATTTTTTAGACATAAGCTCTGGTAACACATAAGAATATTTAATTATCTTATCATTAGATTTAAAGTCTGTAGTCTTAGGACATTCTATACCTTCTACAGGCATTTTAACAACAGCTTTCATATTCTTAGATATATTAAACACCCATACTCCTTTCTCATCAGTAACTACATAAAGGAATTGCTTGTTGGATAATTGTGATGCTTGGTAGTTTTTGTATAACTTCATCGCTTCTATCAATTTATCTCTATAATAAGCTCTTCTATTCTTTATCTCTACTATGTAGTTGTCATCACTAGCATCGTAACTGCTATACTTGTCAGATACTAGCGATAACTTAGTTCCTACTTTACTATTTAAAAAATCTATAGTTGACTGCTCCGTCATTATAGGTGCATAGGTTCGTTAATAGCGTGTTTACCTCCAAAGATAACTGCACAACCGATAGCTGGTTTCTTAAAGTTCTTACCGTAAGCCATAGCATAAGATTTACTATCTATACCACATCCTACTGCACAACCAAATACTTTATAATTAGCACCTACAACAAACTCTGTAAACATTTCTGTATGTCTATGACCTTGTACTGTACTCATCATATCATCTTTAGCTTTCTTAGTAGCTTTACCAGATTCTCCGTGAATATATTGAACACCGTCATATACAAATCTAGTATCAAAAGTCCAATTAGGAGTTTCTAATACTTCTCCAAATGACTTAATCCATCTTTTAGGTACTCCAGAACTAAATGCTTTACGAGATATAATTCTATCGTGATTACCAATACATACATCTGCTACTGGAAATGCTTCGTACCATTTAGCTAACTTCTTAATAGCTTGGTCTAGTTCATCTCCTCCACCTAATCCGTCTGGGTCTGGCTCGTGATAAGAGCTGTAATGATTGTCAATAACATCTCCAATAAACACTACTTTATTACAGTTATGCTTTGCGTAAACCTCTTTACAATGCTCTAGGTAACCATCTAAACAAAATGGTTCGTGTAAATCTCCTATTACTAATATTTTATCTTCTTTACCTACTAAGTAATTGTAAGCTTTTAAGATGTTTCCTTTTAATCGTGGTCTAAAATCTTTCATATCTAAATATAATTAATTATTATTTATTTTACAACTATAGTTATTAGAAACTATAAACATCATCTGGGTTATCTACTTTAGGTAAACCATTCTCATCTAATCTAAAATCAAACTGCTCAAATGGTGTATTTCTACTTCTCTTACAAGATACTGTTATAGCACCTAGTTTATTAGGGTCTCTCTCTAATTGTATTTGAGTTTCTGCTTTCTTCTCTAAGAAGCTTCCTAAGTGTCCTGTAGGCTTGTCTGAGCCAAAGTTACTGTGTATTACTGTTATTATATGGCAATCGTAAATAGTTGTCCAAGCCATAATCTTCTGTACTACCAGATTTGACTCCTCAAGATTGTTTGCGTCAGAAACTAAATCTGCTACACCATCAATAACGACTACACCTATCTTTTTACCTGCATCTGTTAATGATTGTAAATAGTATTCTATAAAGTTTATTCTATCTCTAAATCCTATTTTTCTTAATGCAAATGTATGATAGAAGTCTAAGTTAGATGTTTTATTCATCCACTGAATACGTTTAAATACACGCTGTGAATGCCAGTCTCCCTGCTCTGTATCGAAATGGATATACTCTCTGTCCTCTCTAAAAGAACTTAAACCTGATGTGTGAGTTCCATTTGGATTACAGTAAGCAGAACCTAACAAACTAACAAAGAATGTCTTCATAGACTTAGGAGGTGCTTGTATAAAGCTAAAGTTACCATAAGTACCTATTGGTATAGGAAACTCTTTTACTTCTCCATCTCTTGTTACTACTTCTTTAGTCTTATAGCTAATTGCTACAGGAGGATGCTCTATCTTTTCATTAATGTTAATAGCACATTCTTCCTGTATTAACTGCATAGACATAATATGCTCGTGTTGTTCTTCTTTTTGTTCTTCGCTCATTTGTTTTAGTTTTATTAGTTAAATTACCAACATTAAAACGTTGGTCAACAGTCGATAAATTGCATTAAAACGCAATTTATCTTAGTGTTAGCAGTAATTTTCAATATCAAATTCACCACATCTTTGTTTTTCAGATTCTATACCATCATTAAAGGCTTGTTCCATTTGTTTAGCAGAAAACATACTGCTAACATCGGTTAAAGTTAATTGCTCTTTAATCGCTTTTATACGAACTTTGTAATCTTTTGGGCAAGTTTCCCAATAAATAACATTATCTAAAATGTCTAATATTTCTTTATTTAATTCTGTATTGCTCATTGTATTTTTATTTATTTAAGTTATCAATCACGCAACTAACCTTAACCAGTTACGTTGTATGCAAGTGCTTATGTCTGTGCATTAAATAAAGTTGGTGGTTCATTATCTTTTTCTTCTTTTTTTTCTTCCCACCTTTTACCATCTTTTAATATTATAGGTTTAATATATTCACCTAAAATATAATTCTTGTTTTCTTCTTTAGGGTAATCTTCAACATTGTAATTTAGTGCTTCTTTAAATTTCCTTTTATGCTTCTTATCACAAGCGAAATAGATATACCTGTGCTTCGAACTTCTAAACTTTCTTAATCCATTTTGCTTAGAGTTATCGTAATGTCTTGAGTGCTTACCACCTTCAACATATTTATCTGTTCTGCTTTTTGTACTTCCAGTATAAATCCAATTAGTAGCTTGGTAAATATATCCATTATGGTTCATTTGTTTATCAGCGTAACTAACTAATATTAAATTATCTTTCTTTAGTTGTTTTAAACACCAAGCTACAAAAGATGATAATTGTATTTCTATTTCACCATCCACACAAAGCCTATTTAGTTCATAAACATTTGCACTATATTCTTTACCACATACACCCACACATAAACTATTACTTGCAGGTTTCCCAAAGGTACAAACTGCTTTTAATTTTTCGTCTTCATAATAACCAAAAGCATAAGTTATACTTGGTTTTCTTCCAGAGTAATGTCTTGGTAACAAGAAACTAATTGCTTCTTTGTAAGTTATTTGTTTCATTTTAATTTTTCAAATTAATTTGCCCTCGCTCAAAAAAGAAGAAAAAGGGTTCGTGTTTATAATTTAGTTTTGTGCTTTAAAGTCGCACCAGACATACAACAAAGTGTATAGCACATTAAAACGATGCCATACACAATTCAGTTAGCATTCATTGTTTTAAGAAATCATCAATATTATCTTCAAGCCATTTTCTAAATCGTTCACGGCTTTCGGTTGCTTTCTTATGGTCTTGTTTATCTATGTGTTGATATTCGGTATCATACCAATATTTGGCAACAATTTCTTCTAATTTATCATACAACGAAATGCTAACACCGTGTATAGCACATTGCTTTTCAATCCTTTGTCTTTCTGTTTCTGCGTTCATATCTTTATTTTTCTGTTTAAGTTAGTTATGGCAACGTGCCATACACAACACGTTAAAGTTAATTTTTGCTTATGGTAATATTTAGCAAATTCTATCATCATATCCTCATTATACATTGATGCTTTGACATCGCTTTCGTCTTCTCCATAAGTCGCTGCCCATTTAAGAAGTATTTTTTTACTTTTTTTCATATCTATTAAATTATTTTATTATTAAACCAAAACTAACCTTAACCATTTCCGTTAGTTAATAAAAAGGGAGGCTTTTACACCTCCCAATAAATTTAAAATGGTAAGTCATCTCCTCCAATTTCCTCTGAAGGTACACCTATGTCAGTTGCTGGTGCAGATGCTTGAGATTTAAATACTTTCCAAGCTGTTAAGCTAACATAGTATTTCTCTTTATACTCATTACCTCTTACGTTAAAGTCTACGTCTACTACAGACCCTACCTTATTGTATTTTAAGAAGTCATCTACTTTGTCTTGTACTATTTCAAACTTAACATCTTGAGGGTATTTCTCATCGTTAGTTGTTAATACAAATTCTACTTTCTGGAATCCAGAGTCAAATACTTGTTTCTCTCCGATTAATTTAATTGTTCCGTTTAATTGTAAGCTCATAATTTATTTATTTTAATTGTTTATACTAATGATTTTTCTATTTCTGCTGATACTGTGTATTTAGTCTTTACTTGTGCTATTGTAAATTTACCTCCAGCTAAGGCTTCTTTTACTTTCTTATACTCAGGACTACCTAGCTTTAATGATGGCTTAGATTTTCCGTGAGTATTACTAGCGTCTGCATCTTTAGTATCGTCTAATAATAATAAATTACCAAGACTATACTTTTTACTGTAACTACTAGCTGCTCCTGTTCGTTGTGGCATTTGCATTCCTTTAGCATCAAAATCTATAATAGCTTGTGCAGTAGATGAGATTGAACTTTCTCTGTCTGTAACTTCTAAGTCTATTACTTTAGCTTCTGAATGTACGAATACTTTACCAGCAACTTCTTGTAATGTATCGCTTATCTTAAACAATACTTTGTACTTTTCTTCAAATGGCTTGATACCTTCTAAGATATCTTCTGCTGAACGGTATTTGTACTTACCGAAACTGTTGTACTGATTCTTAGGTGCTTTAAGCTCTAACTGAATCCTTTGTAGTTTTTCTAAAATTGTCATACTAATTTGTTTTTAATAATTCTGTTCTAATAACTTTCTTATAATCTCTCGGACACTTATCATCCGTAAGCTCGAATATCCACGTTTCTAGGATTGCTATTCTTGCTTCTTTCTGTGCATTACTGTCTTGTAGTGCTGTAATCTGTGCATTTTTAAAGTCTACTAAATCTTTCATACTTGTTGTTTTGA